TAAAAATACAGAGTCCGGAGATACATGTAAGATTTCTCACTTGGCTTATAAAAAATTAAATATCGAAAAGTTTATATTGATAAATTTAGCTAAAAAAGATTTAGTTAGTGCTATACGGTTTTACGAACTATTTGTCAAAACGGTTGAACAAATTATGACATTACTATCTGAGGATAAAGACAAACTTCTGATTTCGGATATGAATGATAATCCAATCGAAAATCCTGGTTATGTTTATGTTAGTCAAGTAACAGAAGAATTAATAAAATACCAAGCGTATATTAAATATTTTTCGCATCTTTTATGATAACAAACTTTCCATTAATTTTCTATAATTCTTTGGTTCTGAAAATAGTCCTCCATCTTCGAATAACTCTTTTTCTAAAAATATAGTATCATTACTTACCTTTTTATTTAATTGATATTTAATATATCTTGTTAATTTACGTCTCTTTTTAACAAAATTCCATTCTAATACATTAGTCCAATAATCAATATCATCATGTATATTGATATAAGCATATACGGCTGGTACTTTTGTAATATTTCCATCTAAATCATAACAAAGCATTATACCTGTATACTTTTTAAATTCATTATTAATAACAATATCATCATATTCAAGAAAATATGAAACTGGTTCAAAAACGTCTTCCTCTTTATTCTGCATTATATATTTTTTAATTCAAGTCTAAAATATAAATTCAATTTTTTTTTTCTAACATATATTTTTTAAAATGGTTAGTCTTGGTTAGGGTATGGTTAGAGACCCCTTTTTTATATATAAGACTATAAAGCACCCCAATGATTAGTTGGTTAGTATGATTAGTCTCTTTTTAAAAGAAGTTGTATATAGAGAATATTGAAAATCATTATATCAAATATATCCAATATATACTTATATGTTAATAATATGATATAATATGAAAGACTTTTTTAAAAAATAGCTAACGACTAATCGCACTAACCAAGACTGAAAAGTAGTCTTAAAGATTACTTTTCAAAAACACTAAAAAAATGACTACTCACTCTAACCCAAGACTATTAAGTAGTTTAGAACCATTTGATTCATAATGAACCTGTTCATAAGACTCTTTTTTTATACAAGCCCTTACAACTAAATTATTACCTCTAACTTTATCTATTTTAACTAAAGTTCTTAACATTCTGTTAAATATAGGTAGTGTAAGTTTCTTACCGGTCTCTTTTTCAAAACTCTTATGTAGGTCTGTAATTTTTAAAGTTCCGTTTTGATCATATTCATAATTATCATTAAACCAATTCTTAATGGGATTTTGTTCTTGTATTGTTTCAGTTGAATCATTTCGAATCTGTTCAGAAATATAAACTTTCCCATTATATGTTTTATGAGTATCAATTAAAAGCCATAACAATCCATTTCTATAATGAATATTATTCTTTAATTTTCCTTTTAATGACGAATCTTTAACTCTCCAATGAGATTCTGGTTCAGAATATCGATTATGTTGATTATCAGTCCAAATACCAGTTTTTTGATCGTAATTCATAAATTGAAATGGAAATCGAATATTAAGTAGACGTCTTGCAACTCCATCATCCATTTTTGTAAATTTCATCATATCATTAACCTGAAACCATAACATAAATTTAGGTGAATATGTAATCCCCTTTCCATATAATTGTCTTGTTTGAATATCTTCCCCGCATCCAACTCTCTTATATGTTCCACTTTGAATTACACATTCCTTACCGTCCGTATCGGGTTCACTAACATTAACATATCGAGCAAACATACAATCATATAAATGAGAATTTGCTTTATTTTCTGAATTCTGTTTTGCCATAAAATAAGCAGGTTCAAGTTCTTTATAATAATTACCAAAAGTAGTTTTACCATATTCAGCAATAACTCCTTTTCCATTAGAACCATCACCTTGATTAATAGGACATAACTCATTTATATTCTTACCAAATAATGATGATGCTGTTAGAGTAGTAATAGTTTTATATAATTCAATATCTCCGCAGATACTCATTATTAAATCATGGGCAAGACAGATATCCGATTCATCACGTTTGGGTAGTGGGTAGCCACAAGTAACCATAACATAATCTTCTTTTTTAATATCTCTAAACTCATAATTATTTAAATCCAAACAAACACCATCACTAAAACTAAATAAATGAACATTACTTTCAAATCTTTCAAAAAAAGCTTTATCTCGTCGTAAAAAATAATCTAATTGTTTAATAACACCAGATGCAAATTTACTATTACCAAGTTCCACATTTAATTTCTTAAACATTTCTTTTTCAATTTTATAACCTTTTAGTTCTGCATTTTTAACATATAAATTAAAAGCACTCTTAAAAAATTTACAGATAAGACTATGTAGATTAGTTCTCTTATCAACCAATTCCCATAAACGAGTTTTTTGATTATACATAACCCAACCCCAATCATCAACGCAAAACATATCATCATTAAATTTTGCATAGGCTTGAGCGCAATCAAAATCATTCAATCCATTTCGATAAATAAATTCAACCATTTCAAATAAATTTTCAACATTATCAATATGTGAAAGAGAACTAATCGACTCATCATCATCATTTTTTTTTAATATGCGATTTTCCATTTTGAATTTATTAATATCAATACCTAAATCCATTGGTTTACAAGCAAGTTCAAGAGCAAAATCAACTGTTTCAAAAACATATTTTTCAAGATTTCTCATTAATTTATCAACTCCGCCATAATCATCAACTGTATCAATTGTAGCCATAAAACCATCAAAACACCCTGCAGTAATTTCAATATCATTATTATTACAATAACTTAACATACATTGAAATAACTTATTTTCAATAGATTGTAAATATAGAGCCATAGTTTTACCTTTTGGATTTCTCTCTTGTTCGCCTTTTTCTAACAACTTTTTGTAAACATCTTTTCTAACCACGATAACTTTATTATGTAAAAGTTGAATCTCATTCCATAATTGATAAATAGGACTTGCTAGTGTGCATCCACTAAAATTACCATTATGAATTAAAGAAAGAATATCAGTTTTTGCTTTAGAATAATCACATTCATAAAAATCCATATATCTACCCAAGAATTCATCACGATTAGAAATATAATCATAAAGAGCAGGCGTTTCAATTTTCCATTTACAACCACTTTTATAAAGAATATTCGGAAAACAGTTCTTTATATCAATATCATAATTATAAGCCCCAGCTACAGAATGACGTAGAGTTTTAGGCATTCCCTGACAAGACCATCCAATAGAATACAATCGACCCTCTTTTTGTCGTGCAGAATATTTATAAGTAAATTCATTAGTTGAATTTCTACATCTTTCATCAATTAACTTTTTTACTACTTTTTTATCTATAATATATTGATAGTTGTTTTTAATATCTTTGAACTTTCCAAGTAATGGATAAATTAAATCAAAATTATCGTTAATAAAGTGTAAAGCATCCATATCAATAGTTTCAACAAACTTTAATTCACTTTGACACACGAATGAGTCTAACTTATCTTCATTTTCATTCATCATATTCATTTCCATTTTATAATTCTTAATTATTTTAAAATTCAATTTTTTTTTAAAACTTTTTGATTTAAAAAAAATATTTTACACATATAAGGAAGATGACAATCCACCGTCCATCATCCCCAGCCAGCCCATCGGCGTCAACCATATTGTCCAGCATTCTTCAAATCAATTCGCATTTTTTTTCATATTATAAAACGAGTTTCGTTTTATAAAATTACACACCAGCTTCGCACGGTAAACCAAACACGCTTTCTTTACAAATATAAATATATACAAAATCTTCGCCTTCCAATTCTCTAACCATTATATTTGGCGTAATAATTTTTTTATCAATCATAAATATAAGAGCATCTGCCGATTTTAATTTAATGTTTTTTCTAATATTCGCAATAACAATTCCAAAATTAATATTTTTTGGCATTAGATATTTCTTCTTCATGATCAATGGTTCGATGTCCTTGTCTCCAGTAATTATCGCAGGGATATACTCTGGATACCGAGCCTTGAGTGTTGCAAAACTCATTTATATTAAAGAAGAAAAATTATAATAATTATATTTAGTAAAGTATGCCAACAATCAAATTTGTTTGCACAGACCGAAAATTAAAACAAGGTGAAATACGTAATCGCCCAGGTATCTGTTTTAAAAAAGGATTATCCGCAGGGTTCGTTGCAGGATTAAATAAAGCCCTAAAAAAGCAGGCTCGTATAAAACCAATTCTAACTGAACTAACAACTGCTAGACCAATTCTTCGACAACGAGCACCAGCCATGCAAGCACCAGCCCAGAATATACAACTCCCATCTTTAGAAGAATTAATTAGAAATCGACCAAAGCGTCCTGATGGAAAATATGTTAATAATCCAAGAGACCTATTAATGGGACTTGCGATTAGAAACCCTAATTTTACAAGTGCAACAGGGAACCAGTATAGAACAAGAGCGCAAAAAAAAGCAATGGATCCAGCAGCTTTAAAAGCATATTACATATCGACAGGAGAATATCGGAAATAATGTTAATTTATGAACTTAAGAATACTTAAGCGCTTGAATAAATGATCATCTGCATTACCCCGAAAATCCGATTCTACTTCCAAGGAATTAAACTTTTTATATTGTTAGAAAAAAATATAAAAAAGAAATTAATAAATTTACAAATTCTAAATTGCATATTACACATTATTTGTTTTTACGCCCTGGTTTATTGCGAAGCTCGTCCAAATTGGTTTGTGATAAAAAATAATACTTCTTTAATATAAACAATGTCCGACATTTCATATTACTCTTTTAAAGAATTACCAAAATACGATTCAGTGATTTCGATTGTAGCAGTCTCTGTAGTTTCAGTTTGCATTATTTCTTATTTTGTATATCTTGCATTAATATAAATGAACAATACAACAACAGAATTTGTCTGTATTTGTCAAATGCCTGACATTATCACGATATTTTCGATTCTTGGAGTTTTAGTCCCATTAATCATTTCGGAGATACTTCCATTGTCGAACTGCGAAGCCAACGGGTTGATTGATGGAATTATAAAATTATGTAAAAAAAAAAATAATATTGTTGCGCCAAGACGAGGTGGTTAACTTATTAATCAATTAATAACGGTTCTTCACGAACTCTTACCAAATCTTGTGCGTCAGTCTTCTTCTTACGAACTACTTTTACTTTCTTAACAATTTCTTTTAAAGCTTTATCATCAACGATTTTACTTTCAAGTTTTTCAACTTCGGAACGTTTTAATTCCAAATTTTCAATTTCGACATTGGCGTCAATAATGTTGGTTCTCTCAGTCGTAAGGTCTTCTTCAATTTCCTCGATGATTTCTTCAACTGTCTTTTTCTTCTTTTGTTCACGCCTTCGGTTTTTCCATTCAGCCTCTTTTATATTATTTTTTTCAACGAGTCCTTGTAAGATACTTATATAAAATTCAAGTTCCTCGTTATCACAGTCTAATCCAATAGTAAGCGATGCAGTCATTATAGTTTGTTCTAAATACATATTATTTTAAATAATAAAAAAATTGTTTTAAAATTAGTTTTTTGACAAACTTTTTAATAGCATACAACCTTCGCATATTTGCACATTTAATTCTTCGATTATGATAATACCATTTGCTCATAGCAAATTTATGTTTTTCAGGATTATTTTGTGTATATATTTTATTTTTTTCTTTTATCTTTTCTTTATTTTTTTGATAATATTCTTTATAATATCCATCACGTCGGATTCTTTTAATTCCTTTTTTTTTCTTTTCAAGATCTCTTTTTTTTTGATATTCATTTATTTTTTCTTTATTGTCATTTCTATATTTATTTTTGGATTGGAGATAAGTTTCATTTAGTTTCAAAACATTATTATAATATAGTTTTCGCGACTCTAAAATTTTTTCACGATTTTTCGCATATCGAAGACGATCCCTTGCTCTTTTTTTTTCTTTACGAATAGTCTCTTCTGCTTCAAGTTTCCGTTGAACTTCTGCTTCTTCTGCTTCAAGTTTCCGCTTCAGTTCTGCTTCTTCTGCTTCAAGTTTCCGTTTCAGTTCTGCTTCTTCTGCTTCAAGTTTCCGCTTCAGTTCTGCTTCTTCATATCGTTTCTTAAGAAGTTCTTTTTGTATTCGAACTATATCTTTACATTCTTTTGGTTTTCTTTCTTTATAAAGTTTGCATAACCTTTCAAAATTCGACATTATATTTTAAAGAATATCGAATTTTTAAATACAAGTGTATTATATACAAATAAAAAAATAAGGCAATTGCTATTAGTCTTCTTTTTCTTTACGATCAGTTTCGGCATTCTTCTTAACAATCTCATCGTAATCTTTATCGACATAAGCAAGCGTCCTTTCAATCCTACTTTGACCAAGTGCATAAGCATCGCTTTTTAGTTCAGCGAGATTAACCCCCTTGTATTTATCACTAATAAAGATATGACGAAGCATGCCACTTGAAATATTTTTATCAAATATTTCATTCAACCAATATGCAATTTTAGATTGTGTGATTGGATTACCAGCAGTATTAACTAATAAATAATCTGACTTATTAAAAGTTTTCCAAGTGTCAATAATTTTTTCAAGAGGTTTTGGGATTTCAATTACTTGTCGTCCAAGGCGTGTAGAATTTTTGTATGTATTAAAAACAAATGATGATAATCCTTTCGTTTTATTTTTATTAAAATTTATCATATAATTATCATCTCTGTCATTATAATTTCTAATTTTAAAAACAGCATAATCAGTTGAGCGTCTTGGCGGAATCAAAACATATAATGAAAGCAAAACATATTGTTGTAAAGTTTGAAATTGTGATTTATTTAATTTAGATAATTTCATTAATGGTTTTGCTTGGGATTTAACTTCTTCATATATTTTTACGACTTCATTTTGAGAGATCATATTTTCTTTTTGCTTGTCAGATAATTCTTGACTTTCATCTTTCTTACGGACAATGTCAGCGTCAACATTCATTACCTTTCTATAAAAGACTAATGCAGATTTTAGATTCTCGCTATGCTCGACTTCTTTATCATCTAATATAACAATCAAAGCGGCAATTTTAGATTTACGAACAATAGGCGTTAATTTCTCTTGAAGACATTCAACTATTTTTTCTTTTTCTTTTATAAGAGCTTCAGGTGTAGACAAGTCGATACCACAAATATTTTGTATTTTACGAATACCAGCCATATATGTTTTAACAGAATTAGAAGAAAGCAAGGGACGATTCTTTTTAATGATTTCTAAAAAATTTTTATTATCATCTTTTTGATTTGGAAAACGTTTCATTTATTTAAGTTCAAGAAAAAAAAATTAAACTTAATTTTAATTTTATATCAAAGTTATTACGGAGTTTGTTCAACTTTGATATAAATAATATTTATTATTGACCTAATTGTATCAAATTTGACCCGAAATATACTATAATGAATATATAAAAATTTTTATATATCAATAATAATAGTATTTTAATCTAAATTTGAACACAATCGAACACAATTAATATTAAAATAAACTTTTTTAATATTAAATTTGAACACAATCCGTTAATATATCTCCGAATCAAATTCTGCTAATCTCATTTTGATAAATTCGATTACATAATTGTCGTCAGATCCCCAGAGATTATATTCTGCTTCAGTCATTTTAAATTCTACCACATCAGTATCGTTTCCATATAATATAACTATAAAAGATGCTGTTTTGTTTAATGATATAATAATGTTCTTGATAGCGAACTCTGTATAAGTAAATGTCTTCGTGATAACTTTTGGAATATCTAATTTTATTTTATCCATTTATATTATGGATGAGATAATTTATAAACAATAAAATTGTTGTGTAGCTTGTCAAAATCTTTTCTTAATTTCTTCAACTCATTGATTGTAAATGTTAACATTGTGAAATACTCAATTGCATTCGGAACACCATTTTCTTGGATTGATAAACGTGGGTCAATATCATAAACATCCTCGGCGATATGACCTATCATATTTCTAAATGTATCATCTGCCTTGAAATTATACGACTTACATTCAAGTTTTAATATACTACTTGTATCTTCAAATGGTTGAATATTACATTTTCGTTTCTTGGAACTTGTAAAGTATCCAAGTTCCTTTGTTGTCGTATCATAGACTGTGTAATAAGTTCCAGATATTGAAGCCAGAGGATTTATATAACAACCGTTTGCTTTGAGAGTATTCAATGGTATAGTATCCCCTTGTGCGTGGATTGCTATAGAATTAGCAAATGTAGATGCTGCTCCCCCTCCAATACAAACTGACTGCGCTCCTTGATTTGTTCTACCCGCTGTGTAGCCTATTGCGACACATTGAGTGCCTTGGTTTGTTTCCCCTGCTCTTCCTCCGATAGCAACTGATAATGATTTTTGTCCGTATTGACCTGAAAAATTTCCAATAGCAATAGTCGAAGACCCTTGAGTATATTGACCTGCTTGGACTCCTATCGCTAATCCGTTTGTACCCTGACTTGTAAAACCAGCTTGATATCCAAGAGCAATAGCACTAGAAGCCTGAAGACGATTTCCAGCTTCAAATCCAATAGCAACCGCGAATGTTCCTTGATTACTATTTCCTGCATTATTACCAATAGCAATTGCTGATTGTTGTTGTGAAAAATAAGCTGAAGATTTACCAATAGCAATTGCGTTTTCGCCCTGAGTAAATAGCCCGGCTTCATTTCCAATAGAAATTGCTTCTTGTTGTTGAAAAAATTCTCCTGCTTTGGTACCAATAGCAATTGCGTACAATCCTTGTTGACTTTGAGCAGCAGATTCCCCGATTGCAATTGCTGATGCTTGTTGTGAAAAACTGCCAGCATTATTACCAATAGCGACCGCACCAGCACCTTGATTAGTTTGCCCAGCAATAACACCAATAGCGACCGCAGTTGATCCTTGAAAAAATCGTCCTGCACGAGAACCAACAGCAACTGCATTTTCGCCCTGATTAGTATTTCCAGAAATAGAACCAATAGCTACCGCACCACCACCTTGATTAGTTTCACCTGCACTACTTCCGATGGCAACCGCTAATGTTCCTTGTGAATTATTTCCAGCATTTGTTCCAATAGCAATAGATCGACTTCTTTGATTTATTTGCCCTGCACTTAAGCCAATAGCAATTGCTTCTGTTCCTTGGTTAGTATTTCCAGCCAATGATCCTATTGCTATACATGTCAGTCCTTGAAATTCTCGACCGGCTCTATCTCCAATTGCAATACTTTTTGAATTATAACCATTCATTTGGCATTCAAACCCTATAGCAACATTTCTAACACTACCACCTCCTAATGCTAATGGACCAGTAGCTTGACATCTCTGACCTATCGCTATACAATCTTGAGACTGTCCTGAAAAGCCTGATTGATTTCCTATTGCAATAGAACCAGAAGCCTGACTTTTATTTCCAGCTTCAAATCCGATTGCTATTGATTTAATACCTTGACCTGTAAAACCAGAATTAGCACCAATAGCAACAGATCCACTTGCTTGATTATAAGATCCTGCATACAATCCAACAGCAACTGATTCCGCAGCTTGGTTAGTATTTCCAGATTCTCTACCTACTGCGACTGAATTAGTGCCTTGAAAATACCGACCGGCTCCAAATCCAATTGCGACAGCACCTGTTTTTTGGTTTTCGCCACCAGCAAGGTATCCGATGGCGACAGCCCAAGCTCCTTGTCGTGTCTGAGCAGCAGATTGCCCGATAGCAACACTTTGAATACTTTGGTCTAACTGTCCTGCAAAAGCACCTATTGCTAAAGATCGAACTCCTTGATTAGTTTGTCCTGCTTGTTTACCTAAAGCAACAGCATCAAAGCTCTGACCTGTTTGTCCTGCTCTTGTGCCTATAGCAACACAACCATAAGTCTGACCTTGATACCCTGCTTCAAATCCGATCGCGATGCATTGAGTCCCTTGTCCAGTAAAGCCAGCTGAAAATCCAATAGCAATACTCCCCGATGATTGATTATAATATCCTGCATTAAATCCAATAGCAACTGACTGCGCTGCTTGTCCTGTCCAACCGGATTGTCTTCCTATAGAAACAGAATTAGTACCTTGATTAAACTGACCGGTTTCACAACCAACGGCGACAGCACCTGTTCTTTGTGAAGATGTTCCTGCATTGAATCCTACAGCAACCGTATTACTACCCTGATTTGTTCGCCCTGCTCCAAATCCTACTGCTACTGAATAATCACCTTGAGTTGCATCTCCTGCTCTGGCACCAATCGCTACTGATTGAATTCCTTGATTAGTGTATCCTGAAAATAAGCCTACTGCTACTGAACTATTTCCCTGTATATTTCGCCCAGAACCATATCCTACTGCTACTGAATTTGCACCCTGAATATTTCTACCTGCTTCATCCCCTATCGCTACCGACTCACCCGCTTGGCCTGTAAATCCAGCCTGATAACCAATCGCTACAGCCCAAGCACCTTGACCGTATCTTCCAGAATCAGTTCCTACTGCTGTAGCTCGATTTCCTTGTGAGTATTGACCTGAATTCTCTCCAAGGAATACTTCATCTGTGTTATTAGAAGCCCACGTTGCTCCTGTCCAATACGGATAATTTCCCCAGTTGAGACCAACAGCACTAATGTAGCCAGTGTGTCCTGTGTATCCTGTATATCCTGTATATCCTGAATATCCTGTATACCCGGAATACCCTGTGTATCCCGTATACCCTGTAAATCCGGTCCATCCGGTCCATCCGGTATATCCTGTATATCCTGTATACCCGGAATATCCCGTATACCCTGTAAATCCTGTATATCCTGTATATCCTGTATACCCGGAATACCCTGTAAATCCTGTTGGACCTGTAAACCCTGTAAATCCTGTATATCCTGTATACCCGGAATATCCTGTAAATCCTGTTGTTCCTGTGTATCCAGTCCAACCTGTAAATCCTGTATATCCTGTATATCCTGTAAATCCTGTTGTTCCTGTGTATCCAGTCCAACCTGTTGAACCTGTTGGACCGGTTGGTATCGATGTAAAAACAGAACCATTTAAATCTATGACATCTGCTACTATTTCTGTTAAATTTAATAATGCTAAATAATTCGATGTAAAACTTGCGCTCATTTAATTTACTTGATTATTTTAAAATTCATTATATTTTAAAATTAGAATTTACATTTTGAAATCGGTAATTGATAATTAAAAAAACCGTGAGAAGCTGCTTCACCGCCACACATACATCCATCTTCTTGCAAACCTTGTCCGTATAATAAACGATTAAATATTGCTCCTGCAGTTGTAGATGCATTTCCAAGCGCTTTAGAAAATGCAGGTAGTTTTTCAAATATTTCTTTTGTATTTTGTTTTATAAATTGGAAATCTCCTTCATCGCCAATACCATTTGCTTTAAATATATTTGTTATGAAATCCTGACAATTATTAGATTCTCCATTATACACTCCAAAGTTATTACCCATACGTGCTTTTGTTTTATCTATTAAAGTTTGAAAGGTAATTCCTGCTGGAATATTATTTACAACTCTTTCTTCAGAATTTTCTTTTTTTGGATTTGTTTGATTTAATTGAATTACTTCATTTTTTTCTAAATTATATTTGTCATTAATCCAAATTGAAAGATGGAATATTTGGTCGTAGTATTTTTTTGATATCTTTTCAAATTGCCCAAGACTTATAATATTTAAAAATGTTTTTGTAAAAGATGAGATAGGCGAACGAATTATCTTAATACTTTTAATTTCTTCATCTTTTATTTTTTCTAACAATGCACGCGCTTGTGGAGGAAGTTCTGTCGGACTTCTTGTAAGTCCTCCACCTTCTTGTGATGCTTCTGTATCCATTATATGTTTATTTAAAGAAGAAAAGATAAGATTTTTTTTAAGTTTTGATATTTCCGAATTCTGAACTAACCTGATTGTATTCGCTTCCTCCACGTCCTACCATTACATTTGGTTGAATAGCACCATTATATCCAAAAGTTAATCCTCCTCGTCCCATTCGTCTCGGAACTGCTGGACGCATTCTTTGGGCTGGAGGAACAATAGACAGTCTGGCATCTCCACCTCTAATTCTACGACCATATCCTAAAGCAGATGAACCAGTAGATACGGCTCCTAATGCTGTTGCAAGTGGTAAAGCACCTACGGCGCCTGCGATAATTCCACCGATTTTAGATACGGTTGAAATAACTTTATTTTTCTTTAACCATGAAACGAAGTCGGACCACCAACCTTTTCCCATCATGCGACCTGTTCCAGTCATACCTTTTTCAGCTGCGAATTCTTTTAACGCCTCTGCAATTTTTGGATTTTCTTGAAGAACTTCAAGTTTTGAAACTTTATCTTCACCTCCTTTCATTTTTGTGTGTCTTGGCATATTATTTATTATAAATGAGAATAAAATAAAAAATAAATATGTCTGTATTATATTAATTTTTTTTTAAATGTATGAACTATATGTTGGAATCTTTTTAGAAACTTCTTTTTCTCCATGATTCGAACCATCTATATCACCGCTTCCTTTTTTCATTTCTTCAATGAACTGTGTATAACCTGTAGCATCTGGAAATGAAACACCTTCGTGCCTCTCCTCAAGAAAACGAACACAGTGAATTCCGCATCGTGAAGATGTTTTTGATTGTTGTCTAATAGCATTAGATTTGAACTTAAAGAGAACTTCAGGATTCATCTTCATACAGATTTTCTTACAAGAAGTTGCAATATGTGATGGTATTGGTGTTTCGGTAAGTGGATCATACCATTCTACTGTAGGGTAATCATCACGATTATCGATATAAACACAACGCCAATGTCTACCGCCTTCATCTGAATCATCTGTATTGACGATAAAAGCAAATTCTTTATCTCCGCGTTTTACATATTTCATTAATTCGTCTGTTTCATCATTTGCAATTACTGGAACATAATATTTCAATCTTTTACGTGCAATAGTTTCAACCTCATCTGAATATAAACCATTTTCAATATCACCATTTCCTCTGCTCTTCGCTTGTGTGGTATTTTGCATTATCACATTTTGCTTCTGGACAAAGCCCATATTTCCAACAAATCGTCTGGCTTCATCCCTTGACATTTCAGCCTCTGATTTTGGAATTCCTGCTACTTCTTCTTTACCTCTGGTTGTTGCACTAAATGAAGGTGCTATACTTTTTTTTGGAATTGGATTTGTTAAAGATGGCATAAATCCAGATTCTCCTTTTTTCAAAAACTCTTTTCCTTTAAATAGTCTTTCACGAGTATCTTCTTTTGAATCTTCTTTAATAGGTTTTAATAAACGTCCTCTTGGTACATCTGTGAATGCAGATACCGGTGATACCGGTAATGATGGTGATGATGTTCCAAGTATTACACGAAAACCTGTTTCTCCTATTACCTGTTTTCCTTGTTCTGCAATATTTACAAATGTTTGTGGTGAAACTACTTCGACTGGTTCTTCTCCTTTTTTTTCTTCTATCGCTGGAACTGGTCGTTTTGACTTTCTTGTAATATTATCTATTATATCTGTCAACTTTTTAACTGTTATATCTTTAGTATCTTCTATTGCTTTCTTTGCTTTAACATTCGAAGCAATTTGGTCCGGCATTTCTTTAATTTGTCTTTCTGGAACAAAATATGAAATACCTCCTAAATCCAGTCGGTTCATACCAGTAAAAACCTTTTTTCCATAAGTTAATTGTTTCTTACGTTTTCTACGTTTAATACGTTTCGGTGCTGTTTCGCCTATATAAATATTTCTAATATTTACTTTTGAAATCTGTTTATCTGTAGCGCCTTTGGGGACTTTAACAAAAACTTTTTTACCTTTTTCAAGATAATAATATCCTTTATCACTTTTGTATAATCTTTTGGGACGAGTCATTTATTTAAAAAGAAAAAATAAAATGAATATAATAAATGTCTCTTTATGATGCAACGTACATTTTTCCGCAGGTTCTAAATTTCAATTCGAAAGATAGAATTAGCGGGACGAACTCTGGTTTTTATTCTGAACCTCAAACATTTGGAGATAATAGATATGATACGTGTTGTGTCGTTGGTGCTTCTATTCCAAAATCTTTTTATAATATGCCTTCCGGATATAATACATTTAAATTAATTGAAAATGGTTTTCCAGCCGGTGTTATAATTACTATTCCGATTGGTTCTTATACAAAAAATAATTTACAGCCTGTTCTGTCATCATTGCTTACAACTGCTTCAAGTAGTATGAACGGATATACTTATACATTAAGTTATCCAAGTGCATTAGTTGCTGACACATTTAAATATACTATTACAATAAGCGGTGGAATTTTACCAAATCAACCCTCAATTCAAATGTTATCTGGAAATACAAGTCCTTTTAGACAATTGGGATTTGAATCTGGAACTACATACACTTTTGTAAATAATATTTTAACATCTGTTAATGCGATTAATTTATCATTTATACTTCGTGCTTTTGTAAAATCTAATATGGTTATTGATGCAAATCAAAACATATTACAGGAATTCTTGGCATATGGTTCATTTCCTATGTTATCAGTAATTAGTTTTCAACAATTAAATTTTGATATGAATAGTCGTAAATTAAATCCTGCCGTTGTAAATAGTTGGTTTTTTGAAATAGTAGATGATTTTGACCAAGCGATTGACTTGAATGGAATTAATTGGGCTATTTCAATCGTCTTTTATCAACGAAGTTCTACACACGAAGTTTTTAAACAAGAATTAAATATTACAAATGAAGAAAGATTATTTAGAATTGAGCAACAACAGAAACGTATTGAAGAAGCATTAACATCACAGAAAGAACCATTAGTTAAAGAAGTTGAAAAGAAAATTGAAGAAGTGAAAACTGAAACTCCTGTTCAACAAACTACTGAAGCACCTGCTCCATTAGAAACTATTCAATCAACAGTTATGCCTTTACCTTCAACGATTACGACTCAGTTTCTTCCAAAGAGTTATTTAGGACCGATTTAAGATGAATATATTTTATGATCATATATAAATGTATTCCACCAATTTGGATATTGACGATTTAAATACGGTAATGGATTGTTAACACACGATAATTCTAAATCTTTGTATGGTGCTTTGATGAAAGGATGGAAATCTAACCTCATATGATAACACTTTGGGAACTTTCTTCTAAAATCTTCATTTGCGATGATTATTAAGTCTTTAAATTCTTTATACATAAAGATATCCAAGCATGGACTTATTATTACTTCTTCAGATGTTTGAATAGCAACATTTCTTGATAATATCTTAAAGCATCCGAATGTCTCTTCTTTAAATACATAATTAAAAGGTTCTGAAGATAATTCTTCTTTTAATGATAGTATCTTATTATAAGCATCTTCAAAAACACCCACATCAGCATCGTTGTCATATGGGATTTGTCCACGTTCACGCATACATCCTAACATAGTCCCACCATCAACCCAATATTGTATATTATGTTTATCACAGAATTCATCGAAATGTTTTAAAAGAAGATATATTTCATCTAAAAATTCTTTTGGAAGGTCATAATCAGTTGCATTTTTTTCAGTTAAAGTAATTTGAAAAATCAAAGTTGTCATTTTATAATTTAACTTATATTTTAAATTATAAAAAATATTTAGGAAACTTAAGACATTTGGATTCCTAAATATTTTAAATTATAAAAAATATTTAGGAAACTTAAGACATTTGGATTCCTAAATATTTTAAATTATAAAATAAAAATTCAATTTTTTTTTTCGTCCTTTTTTTATTCATTTTATTATATACAACATATAATAAAATAAAAATTCATGTTTTTTCGTTTCGTTTTTTTCTGTTATCATTGTTTAGGCTCATAACATTTCGGATGAAATGGCAGGTCTACCTTTTCAAGATTTATCTTTTTTAAACCAATGACGTGAATTCTAGAACCAATAATTTTAGTTCCACATATACAACAAAGATTCCTTTCAGCACGATAGTAAGCGATTTCAAGAAGACGATTGCAAGCGGTTTTATCCATTTAATATGTTAAGATAGTATGTATATTTTTTAATCCAAGACCTAAAAAAAAAATTCAATTTTTTCGTTTTTTCGTTTTTTATATTTTAAATTATAAAAAATATTTAGGAAACTTAAGACATTTGGATTCCTAAATATTTTAAATTATAAAAAATATTTAGGAAACTTAAGACATTTGGATTCCTAAATATTTTAAATTATAAAAAATATTTACGAAACTTAAGACATTTGGATTCCTAAATATTTTAAATTATAAAAAATATTTACGAAACTTAAGACATTTGGATTCCTAAATATTTTAAATTATAAAAAATATTTAGGAAACTTAAGACATTTGGATTCCAGCACTTGTTAAACTCAATACTTTTTGTCCACATAGAACATTGACCCATGTAGCAGTAGAAGCAGTTGAAACAGTGGCTTGGATTTGCCAAGTAGAGTTTTGAGAACTAATATCTAAACCATCAACAACTGTTGGATCGACTTCGCAAAGGGGTCGTTCGCCGTACCAACTATCGAAGTTTACCCAGTTAGAAAGCCAGTATTCACCAGCAGTTTGAATAGTAGAACGTCTCAAATATTCTTTATTGGCTAGGGTATAATCTTGACCTTTACTGGCATCAAATCCAGCAGGATATTTTATAGCAATTCCATTCAAAAACGTGTTGTATGTGGTCAAATCGGCTCTTGGATGATAATTATTTCTTGAGATATAAGCAGACGCGGCGGTATTTCCTCCTTGATTTGGGGTAAATTGAGATGAAGCAATGAATAACAATCTGTTTCCGTAGGCTTTGCTTAAAGAAAGTTGGTAAGAAACTGAAGTTGTATTTGCAACGGCTTGTCTTATACAAGTTGTGTATGGAACAGTTATATTAACACCGCCACCCATTACTTTACCGATCACTTGAGAAACGATTGCAAGATTTCCTTCGTTTGCAAGAGAAAGAGACAAATTTCTAATCGTTCCTGCAGCTGAAGTTTGGGTTGCCGCTCCAGGATCTGTTGCAGAGTTAGAAACTTGTAAAAATTGGTCTACAGAGTTAAAATATACTTGTAATACGATATTCGATGGGGAATACATTAATTTGTCTTGTCCAAAAACAGAGAATTTAACAGCAGATAAAGGAATTGACACATCAAGGAAAGCTGCACCGGCTGCTGCAAGATACCACTCTCTTTTTCCAGTGTAAGAATTATAAGCAGCAACTGATGTTCCAGAAGAATCAAGATTTGTAGTTCCATTGACACGAGTCAAATCTTCTACAGGGTAATCTTCAGAAGCAGCGGCAGTAGCAGCTGGAATTGCTATACCGTTTGATTTAGATAAAAAATCATCAAGACGAGTTGATACAGGAACAATCATTTGAGCATATTTTTCAAAATTGGAAATATCCATAAGAATAGCACCGGATGCGCTATCATAAGCAGTCAAGCGACCGATTGAACATAAAGTGTTTGCATTAATAAAGTTAAATTTAGTTCCAGATGTAGTTAAATCGATTTGGAAGTTAAGTCTGCTTTTAGCAGGGTTGAAGCAACTTGGTGCGATTACAAACTCAACAGGACCGACCAAACTTGACGAAAGACCTATACTATTTGCGCCTTGGGGACTGATATTTCTATATATAACGGTTGAATGATTATGCACTTTAGCGCTATAATCTAATTCTGATGAAATTATTTCTTGGGCCATATTATTTTATTATCATAAGAATAAAATAAAATTTTTTTAATTTATTTTGAAAATGAATTTATTTTTATTCGGAATTAAATTCAATTATAAATCCTAAACTATCACCTCCAGCTGTTGCATTTATAGGAGCCCCTGTAAAATCAAGTAATGTAAATTTATAATTTCCATTAATATTTTGAGCTGTAATAAATTCATATTCAATATCTTCCGTAGTTGAATAGGGATATGTTGAGTCTCGATATACTATACATAATGGTGTATTTTGTGTTAAATCTGATACTACATAAATATATAAAGCATCTCCGGCTGCCGGTGGTGTTGAAGTTATAAAACCTGATGATTTAACGTGTATAGTTTTAACATTAAAAGGAACATTTATAGTTGCTTGTGCGGTTGATGAACCTGTAGGGAAAGTCATGTATACAGCACGATTTTGTTTCATTTAGATATAACCAAGAAAGTTTTTTAAAAAATTTAAATCTAAAAGACATAATTATAAAAAAAGAAAAATCAATTTTTTTATTCTTCTAAATTTAATTCTTTAGAAAAATTCTTTCTAAATTTTTGATTTTTCATATCAACGTAAAGAAAGCAATATTCGTCTTTTGTTGCATGATCATATAGTTCATAAAATTTTTCTTCATCTATACTTAAATCTAACATCTTGTATATATGTTCTAATTTATCACGAGTCATTGAACGAAAACATAAGAAATATGATAATTGTTTTAATGCTTGTGGTGGGAGGTCGTGTATATATTGCGATGATATGTAAATCGTGCTTTTGATATGACGACTTTTTTTCAGCAGAGAAAGCAGCGCGACGTTTTTTAATTCTTGAGAGATGTCGTCAAAAATGAATATATGTTCAGGTGCTTTCTTCTTTGGTTTATATTCTTTTTTCTTTTCCGACTCTGGTGTTTCAAAAAATATTTTTACAGGTGGCTTTACTTCTGGTTTTCCACGAGTGTCTTCTTCGACAACTGGTGATGATAAATCTACAACAATTTCATCGAGTAAATTGGTTTTTCCTTCCATCAACGAATCAAATGTATTAACTGTATTTCCTTTATTTTCAAGATATTCAATTATTTGGATCCATGATGGATCTATTCTATGAGTGGGACAAAATATCCATATTACAGTTTTTTTATCCGTAGTTCGTTTTAGAATTTCGGCAAGAACCGATGTTTTCCCTGATTTTCGCCTTGCACACAAAAAACTGACCCCATATAATTCTCCAAAGATGTTTCCACCCTTGATTTTATCTATATCCAAAACGTCTGCATTAACTAATGGTTTTACATTTATATTATTTATAGTTTTTTCCTTAATCATACTTTACTTACAATAAAGTTTTAAAATTTTAGTTTCATATTACGTGCTGATAATGAGATTTTATTCAAATGAGAGTTGAAATAAAAATCATCTTTTAACTTTTTGTTTTGCTCTGTTAGTAGTTTCTTCTCATCTTCAATTTGTTTTAGTTGTTCATCACGATGGTCTGGTTGCGGAGCAGGTTGTGTAGGTTTGCTTGGTTGGTCGATTGGTGTAATCTCAAATTCAAAATCATCTTCTGAATCGCTTTCAACGATTGGCGTATAAACAACTTTCTTTTTTGCTTCCGGTGGGAGGGTATCTTCTTTTTCTTTCTTTCTTGCAAGTATGGCTTTGTAAAGAGGTCCATTATAAAAGTTAGCCGATCGTGAATCCACTGTTCCATCTTTTTTTAATTTAATACCTTCTGCATTTCGCATCGGTGGTGTCTTCTTTTTCTTTGCTCTTGTTTTTTTAACCGGTGTAATACGTTCAATTGAATCTTTTTGCATTTCCCTCTGTAAACGCTGGTTGCCTGACACATTTAGCCTTGCATCACGGATTTCAGTTTCTTGTTCAACTTTACGTTTTAGGATGGTTTTAATTTCAGCATCTAAATCTGAACTAACTGTATCTTCGTTTTTTTGAATTTCGGCTTCTTTTTCTTGTTCTACTTTAATGGGTTTTTTGTTCATTTTATTATAACAACACTTTTTAATTTTTTTAAATATTTTTTATCTTTTTTTATAATTAAAATGAACGCAGACGAAACAGAATATATGAATAATATTAAACAAATGAAATATGAAGAACTTTTAGAGTCATTTTCGAGTCTAAAACATATTGGAATTGATATAGTTCAGATTGAGTTATCGGCTACTGAATACTATAATTCTTTTCATCGTGGGCATGATGAGAAATGTCAGATTTGTAAAGGAGAATTACAGAAACCGTAAACAGATATTTAAAGAACTACTTTTTTTATTTCTTAAATAAATTATAAAACATTGTTGTTTTATAAAATGATTACCCCATACACTATGAAACAAGCCAAGAAATTTGGTGTTTCATTAAAGGTAAGTAAAGATCCTTTAAAGAAACTTGATGTCTTTAAAAATGGAGTTAAAATTGCATCTATTGGTGCTCGTGGTTATAAAGATTACGGAATGTATCTTGCAGAAAAAGGTGAAAAGTATGCAAATGAAAGACGGAGATTGTATCGGATTCGGCACGCTGGAGAGGGTCGTAAGGTAGGTGTAGGTAGTCCTGGTTATTACGCGTGGCATCTTTTATGGTGAAACTTAAAAACATAAAAGAAATTGTAAAAATGAACTTTGACGAAGAACTTAAAATATTAGATGGTGATATTTATGACCTCGAATGTCTTGATATGAATCTACGTTTTAAAAATACAGAGTCCGGAGATACATGTAAGATTTCTCACTTGGCTTATAAAAAATTAAATATCGAAAAGTTTATATTGATAAATTTAGCTAAAAAAGATTTAGTTAGTGCTATACGGTTTTACGAA